GACATCAGTAGAAATGGTAGCATGGCTACAAGACTTACTTATCACATGGTGGCAGTTTACCGTAGTGGGTATTCTCATCATTATCGGTTGGTGCATCAACTTATTTGGTGTTGACAACAAATCAAAAAGGATTGGTTTTGAGTATAAGGAAATGCCTCATATGATGCCAATCTCTATTCCCACAAAGGGCAAAGGGTTTTGGAGTGCAATCTGGATGTGGTTGACAGGAAGTCGCCAGTGGATTGTTGCAAAGGACTTTAACTATAAAATGTTCGGCAACGAATATGTAATCCCTAAAGGGTTTCAGTTTGACGGTGCATCTATTCCTAAGTTCTTACATACATGGTTGTCACCAACAGGAGTGTTGTTGATGGGTGGACTTGTACATGACTATGCATACAAGTATGCTGGACTGAAGATGAAGGGTAAAACTGTTACCAGCAGAAATCTTACCAGCAAAACTGAATTACACGAACTAGACCAAAAGGGTTCTGACCAAATCTTCAGAGACATAAATATAGAGATAAATGGTTTTCATTTCTTAAACTACCTTGCATATTGGGCTTTGAGAATTGGTGGGTTCGTTGCATGGAATGGACATAGGAAAAACGACTAAATGGTTACTGTCAAATCATTAGACACAGAGGTTGAACTTCTAAAGAGAGAGGTTAAAGACATGAAACTTATTCATGTCAGGTTGGACTCTGCTATCGAAAAGATAGCAGATGTCTCCTCTTCTTTGCACACGATTATGGCAGTACATGAAGAAAAATTAATTAGACAGGAAGAACAGTTGGAAGACCAAGAAAAAGAATTTCGTGACACTGTTCAAGAACTGCACAGTAGAATCACTACAAACGCAAAAGAGACATCTACCCAAATGGGAGAGATGGAACGTAGACTCCATGATGCTATGAATGAGCATAACAAAAAGGAAACTGAACAGTTCCTTAAATTGCGTGAAGAATTACAAACCAGAGTAGGCATACTGGAAAAATGGAGACACCTTATCATAGGTGGGGCCATCGTCATAGGATTTATATTACAGAAGTTTTTACCGACTATCTTATAGAAATCTATTGACAACAGGGATGTTTCCCTGTATTATCTATATTATGAATTACATTGATACTAAGTACATTTCCCTGATTTCGCATCGACTACGGAACTTCACCAAGAAGGGTGATTATCTGTGGAACTTTTCTTGCCCGTATTGTGGTGACTCCACTACAAACAAACGTAAGGCACGAGGGTTCATTTATAGAACAAAGAATGATTTGTTTTACAAATGTCATAACTGTTCTCATGGAACTAACCTAGCAAAACTGATTGAATATGTAGATGTTCCTTTACATAAGGAATATGTACTAGAAAGGTACAAGGAAGGTCTTACGTCCTCTGGCAGAGGAGATAAGACGCCTGGAGCGGGTATTAAGACCCCTGACTTCAAGTTTACTAAACCTATATTCAAGAAGTCCTTAAAGCTACAATCCTTTGCACAGTTGGATGAAAACCATCCTGCCGTCAAATTTTTGTTGAAAAGAGGACTACCTAAAGAAACTTGGAATGATATATATTTTAGTCCAAAGTTTTTTGAGTTCTGTAACACACAAGTTCAGAACAAGTTTCCATCGTTAGAGGGCGACCATCCAAGAATGGTGATACCATTCAGAAATAAGGATGGTGAAATATTTGCTTTCCAAGGACGGGCGTTTGGTAACGAAAAACAAAAATACATCACCATCATTCTTGACAAGAATCATCCAAAGATTTTTGGTATGGACAGGGTGGACGATACTGCTAGTCTTCATGTCGTGGAAGGCCCCATTGATAGTCTTTTTCTTGAAAATGGTATTGCAGTTGCCCAGAGTGATTTACGTCTACCTGAGTACAAAGATAAAGCGGTTCTTATCCCAGATAACGAACCACGAAACGTAGAGGTCTGCAAACAAATTGAGAAGTTTGTAGATGAAGGTTACTCTGTTTGTATCTGGCCGCAAGGTATAAAAGAAAAAGATATAAATGACATGGTTTTGTCTGGAATCACTCCGGCAGAGATTATGAACATTATACATAGTAACACCCATAAAGGATTACAAGCAAAAACCGTTTTCAATTCTTGGAAGCGAACATAGAAACATTTAGGAGAATAAAATGGCCCTTGAGAACGTAGTAACATTCACAAGAGCTGAGGAAGATATTCATCACCTCGGCATCACAATTGACAAGACCAGAGATAAAGATTTATCAGAACAAGCATACAAACTACTCAAGGACTATTACTGTAACGACCAAGAAGATTCACCACAACAGGCATATGCTCGTGCCGCAGTTGCATACTGTGATGGAGACTTACAACTTGCACAGAGAGTTTATGATGCAGTATCCAAAGGTTGGTTTATGTTTGCATCACCAGTATTATCGAATGCACCAGCGCCAGGTCAGAAGGCGAAGGCATTGCCGATTTCATGTTTCCTTACATACGTTCCAGATTCACTTGAAGGACTAATCGACCACTCTGCTGAGTTGCGTTGGTTGTCAGTCAAAGGTGGTGGTGTCGGTGGACACTGGAGTAGTGTTCGTGCTATCTCAGACAAAGCGCCAGGCCCAATGCCATTTCTTCATACCGTAGATGCAGACATGACAGCATACCGTCAGGGTAAAACTCGTAAGGGTTCTTATGCTGCATACATGGATGTGTCACACCCCGATATCATTGAGTTCTTGAATATGCGTGTACCAACAGGTGACGTAAACCGTAAGAACCTTAACTTGCACCATGCAGTAAATATCACAGATGCATTTATGCGTGCTGTGGAACGTGGAGAACAGTGGGATTTGCGTGACCCTAATGACAACGATGTTCGTGAATCAATGCCTGCAAGAACTTTGTGGCAACAGATTCTAGAAGTACGTTACCGTACAGGTGAACCATATCTAAACTTCATCGACACTGCTAATCGTGCATTACCACATACGATGAAAGCAAAGGGATTGAAGATACATGGTTCTAATCTATGTAACGAAATCCACCTACCAACATCAGAAGATAGAACTGCCGTGTGTTGTCTGTCATCTGTAAACTTGGAGAAGTACGAAGAGTGGAAAGATTCTACTTTGATTCGTGACTTGACTCGTTTCTTGGATAACGTACTTCAGTTCTTTATTGACAATGCTGGTGATGAGATTTCTCGTGCAAGATATTCTGCAACACAAGAACGCAGTCTTGGACTAGGTGCAATGGGTTGGCATTCTCTTTTACATCAGAAAAGAATTCCTTTTGATTCGCCACAGGCAAGAGAACTTAATCGTGAAGTGTTCAGTTATATCAAAGAACAGGCAGTAAAAGAATCAAATACAATGGGGTATGAAAGAGGTGAGGCTCCAGATATGCAAGGTACTGGTAGACGTAACTCACACCTACTTGCAATCGCACCTAATGCTAACAGTTCTATTATTGTTTCTACATCACCATCTATTGAACCATCTAAGGCGAATGCATACACACACCGTACTCGTGCTGGTTCACATTTGGTGAAGAATAAATACTTAGAAGAAGAACTAAGAAAGGTGAAAAACAACGTACAAGATGTTTGGTCAAGTATTATCACTAATGGCGGCTCAGTCCAACACCTCGACTTCCTATCGCAAGAAGTCAAAGATGTTTTCAAAACAGCAATCGAAATTGACCAGCTGGTTTTGGTGGAACAAGCAGCAGACAGACAAGAATATCTCTGTCAAGGACAATCCCTAAATCTATTCTTTCCTGCTGGTGCAGATAAGAAAGAATTGCATAGGTCACACTTTGCTGCGTGGAAACTCGGCACTAAGGGTCTGTATTATCTACGGACTGAAACTTCTCAACGTGCAGAAAATGTATCAGAGAAGATTGCTCGTGACCAACTAAAAGACTTTGAAACTCAAACAATTGAAGCACAATCACAAGATGAGTGCGTAGCGTGTCAAGGATAGAACTATGCGTAGATTAACAAGACTAATAGAGAATGCTCTTGTGGATACACAGGATAGATACATTACTACTCGTAAAGAACAATTGAGAGAGGAAGCACTAAAGTGCCATGATGAGATGGACGCAGCATGGTACAATAGGATTATCCAAGAGTTGGATTGGGTTCAACAGATGAAATCAAAACCAACTCACAATTGCTTTATGGCAACAAGTCCAGAAGAACAGAAAATATATGACGTAAGGAGAACAGACTAATGAAGGTAGAAATTTACAGCAAATCACATTGTCCATTCTGCGAGAAGGCCAAACACTGGTTTGATTCGCATGGATATGAATATACAGAAACTAAAATGGACAACGAAGAAGAAAGACTTGCTTTCTATCAACGAGTTCCAAATGCAAAGTCTGTTCCACAAATCTTTATTGATGATAAACTGATTGGTACATATGATGACTTTATGAAAGTCGCAGATACGTTTGTCAAAAGAAAGGGCGGTGGATTGATGGAGTTCTCAGAAACTTATAAACCATTCCACTATCCTTGGGCAGTTGAAATCACAACAAGACATGAGAAGGTTCACTGGATTGAAGATGAACTAGACTTGTCAGAAGACGTTGCTGATTGGAAGTCTGGTAAAATGTCTGGTATAGAGAAAGAATATGTAACTAACATCCTTAGACTATTCACACAGTCTGATGTTGCAGTAGGACAGAACTATTATGACCAATTCATCCCTAAGTTTAAGAACAATGAAGTACGGAATATGCTCGGTTCATTTGCAACTAGAGAAGGCATTCACCAACGTGCATATGCACTTCTTAATGAGACACTTGGGTTATCTGATGCCGAGTATCATGCATTCCTAGAATACCAAGAGATGGCAGACAAGATTGAGTTTATGATGGATAGTGACCCTAACACAGTTCGTGGACTAGGACTATCCCTTGCAAAGTCAGTATTCAATGAAGGTGTTGCTCTCTTTGCATCATTCGTCATGCTGTTGAACTTTCAACGGTTCGGTAAGATGAAGGGTATGGGTAAGGTTGTTGAGTGGAGTATTCGTGACGAATCAATCCATGTTGAAGGTGTATCAAAACTCTTCAAGGCATATTGTAAGGAACACCCTCGTATCGTAGATGATGAGTTCAAAGGACTTATCTATGAGATGGCTCGTCAGGCAGTCAAACTAGAAGACAGATTTGTTGACTTATCATATAAGATGGGTGACATTGAAGGTCTAGATGCTTCTGAAGTAAAACAATATATAAGGTATATCACTGATAGAAGGTTACTTCAATTAGGGATGAAACCTAACTTCAAAGTAAAGGACAATCCTTTGCCGTGGTTAGAGTGGGTACTTAACGGTGCAGACCACACTAACTTCTTTGAGAACAGAGTGACCGAATATGAGGTTGCTGGTTTGACTGGCAAGTGGGATGATGTCTACGAGGCTGCTTAATGCAAACTAAAATCATCGTATGTGAATCCTGTGAGGCAGAATTCAAAATACAACACGACTTGGATTCACATTACTATTCACCTAGTTATTGCCCATTCTGTTCAGAACCACTAAATAGTGAGAACGAGGATGAGATTGAGGAGCTAGATGAAGAATATGATTAATGTGGATACATCAAGGTAAACCTGTAGAAACACTTCCAGACGATTGTGAAGGGTTTGTATATCTCATAACTAATATTACCAACAACAAAAAATATGTGGGTAAGAAGTTAGCAAGATTTAAAGTTACAAAGCCTCCCCTCAAAGGTAAGAAAAACAAAAGACGTTCAAGCAAAGAGAGTGATTGGAAAACCTATTGGGGTTCTTCCGACCACCTCAATGCTGACGTTGCATCTCTTGGCGAGGATAATTTCATACGAGAGATTCTACACTACTGTCAGAGTAGAGGGATGCTCAGTTACCTAGAAGCAAAAGAACAGTTCGACAGAGAGGTTCTACTCTCTGATGAATATTACAATGGCATTATAAACGTCAGGGTGGGTTCATCAAAAATGCTACAGGAACACCTGTGCGATTTTGTCACACCACCTATTCCAAAATAACTTCAATAAAACGTCAGTGTGACTGACTTACCTTTATAAATATCTACGAAACCCCCCAAAGGAGATTCACTATGTGGCCTTATACTGAAGAGGAAGCGGACAGCTTGCGAGCAAATCCTAAGAATAGACCCAATTAACTAGGGGATGCTTTGCATCCCTTTTATCATTTTAGAAGGAAGAAATAAAATGTCAAATTGGATAGCAAAATTGTTTGAACCGAAATACAACCCAAGGGATATCGTTAATTTTATTAGGACTGAATATGCTAACGATGTTCGACACATGAGAGATGAAGATGTAATTCATTTCTACAACAACATAACAACACCTAGAAGGAGAGCGTAATGTCTATTGGCATGGCAATTAATTATGGATACGATAAGACCTGTGAAATTTGTGACACAGTAAGTAAGATTTTCACAATCGCATTAGTAGGAGTTATTGCATTTTCTGAGAGTGCTGGTAAGGCAAGAGCTGCATCAGAACTATCAAGAATGGGATACCACAAAGAAGCAAAGGCGTTGATGTTAGATGATTAAACTGTTCAAACTATGGTGGAAGAGAAGTCAGATGAGTCAAGTAGAGAAGTATCTCAGCGAATCAGTTGACTTAGTTGACCTAGAAAGCCGTCAAAAAACCCTACAACGAAGAGGTATTTGGTTGTAGAAACAAAATAAAAATAAACTTTTTTTCTAAGTCCTTGTTTTTGCAAGGACTTTTTTTTGTCTTTTATGTCGATTTTGCTTGACTTTGTTATGAAAACATAGTATATTGTATAAGTAAGATGAGTTGAAAGAAAGGACTTCAAATGACTAACGAAACAATTTTTATCGGTGCGAACAACGGTGGACTTGAGATTTACAAGGGTGCTGGAAACTTGATTGCTGGAAACATCCAGACTGCAAAGACTTTCAAATATGTGATGGAAACACATGGTATTGACCCTGATGTAGACACTATCTATACCACCAGCAGCATGGACTTTGCTGACGAAGAAGGATTTGACCATTATGATGATGCTCGGATTTTGATGGAAGAAGGTTTCAAATTAATCGAAATGACAAGGATGTACTAAAATGGGTTATTTTTACCAAGATTGGAAAGAGAAGAAAATGTTTGTTGAAAACGCAGAAGGTCAGTTTGTTATGAACTTTGGTGAGGCAGAGAAGTCAATGATTCAGAATCTTGAAGATGCTGTTGTCAATATCACTGAGGGTGCTTCTGATGAGAGGCGTATGGCTGTCAATTACCTTGAATACCTTGTTGATTGTCTGAAGAAAAATAAAGTCGAAATAAAATGGAATATTTCGTAAATAGTGCTTGACATTTGTTATTAAAGCAAGTATACTATAAAGACAATAGAGAAAGAGGTTAGTTATGGAAATCAAAGAAATCGTAAATGTGTTGACAGACTTCATCGAATATGTAGATGACTTTTACAACGCTAAGAGTGGTATCTACCCTATCAAGGGCATGACCGATAAGATGGTTCTGAATGCTGTTCAGAAACATATTGCAAACCCAAATACAGACTTTGCTGCTGATAGTTGGGATAGAGAACAGGTGCGAGATATTATTCTTGCTGATAATGATTTAGTTTGGGGAGTAAAATAATGGGATTACATATCAACGTATATAAAGAAGTAAAGACTGGCAACGGTTGGTTGGACAATGTTGATTGCACTAACGGTGGAATCACTTCTAAGGACATCAAAGGACTTTGTATCACAAACTGTGATGGGCCATTTGACCCCTGTGAAGATTACCCTGCTGCTCGTCTAGTTGTTCGGAACATCATGGGGCGTAAAATCGTCAACATCGTTCCAGAGGAAGAACTTGAAAAGAAGTCTTGGACTATGATGGGTGGAAACTACGGTGGTACATCTGACAGTCGCTTTGGTGATAAAGTTGAAGAGATGATGGAAAGTGCCTTTTACGGTGCTGTGCCTATTCACGATAGAGTTGAGTAAAAACTCTTGACAAATGTATTGACATAGTATAGAATATGCTATGTAGAGTCAGAAAAGAGAGGAAATATTATGGAACAGAAGTTAGTTGATTATATCAATGCCCAGCGTAAAGAGGCAGAAGAGTTCTCTAAACAGCCAGGCTGTTGGATGGGTATGATGCCTGAAGCTTCAGATACACAGTATTGGAGTGAACGGGCTCCATGTGGAACTTTAAAGGGTTTTCAACGTATTGAACTTGAAGAGTCTGCATACTACATTACTGCTGATTATACCAGTAAGTCTTATGCTCGTAGTCTTGACTTCTCAAACTGGACT